CTGTTAAATTTTATAAAACAATTACATCTATTACACCTAACGGTGCAGTAGGAAATGCTGTTACAGTAGGAAATGCTGTTTCAACAACAGGTTCAATTGCAACTTTTGCAGGCAGAACTAGATTAAGAGGATTGTTTGGAACTACTGCAGCAACAGCTGACACAATAACTAGTTTTCATAACGGAGTTAATACTTCTGAAACTAGAACGTTTGCGGTTCACAATCCTTTAGCAGCTAAAACTTTTATTAATCCAGCAGATCCGCGAGATGGTATTTTATTTAAAGATGGCTTAACGGTAGATATGCCTAATAATAGTTTCTTAAGTTTAACTATCTACTACGATGGTTAGGAAATATAAATGGCTAATGTTACTTCTGATACATATACTTTTGACCAGACATTCTCTATAGACGAAATTATAGCAGATGCTTTCGAACGTCTTGGTTTAGTTAATTCAGCCGGTCACCAATTAAAAACAGCTAGAAGATCTTTAAATATTTTATTTCAAGAATGGGGGAATAGAGGAGTTCATTTTTGGGAAATAGGAAATACAAATATTAATTTAATTGTAGGCGCTTCAACTAACGCTGACGCAACAGCTGAAGGTTCTGGAACTTATACTTTTTATAGAAGTGCTGCGGATGTACCTGATGGTGGAGAACCACCTCAAGCTACAACTGTTCCCACAACTAACGTATTTGGAATAACAGATATTTTAAATGCCACTTTTAGATCAGGTTATAATACTACAAGTCAAGCTGATACAGGATTAACTAAAATAACTAGAGATACTTATTCAGCAGTAGGCAATAAATTTGCTGTAGGAACTCCTAGTCAATTTTGGGTTCAAAGATTTATAGATAGAGTTACAGTTACTTTTTATCCCTTACCTAATAGTTCAGCAGCATCTAATTTTGTTAATGTTTATTATGTAAAAAGAATTCAAGATGCAGGAGATTATACTAATGCAACAGATGCTCCTTATAGATTTATTCCTTGTATGGTTTCCGGATTATCTTTTTATTTATCTATGAAATTTGCTCCTGAAAGAACACAGGAAATGAAATTATTATATGAAGATGAATTAGCTAGAGCACTATCAGAAGATGGTTCAGCAGCTAGTACATTTATTACTCCAAAAACTTATTACCCGAATATCTAATTATGGCTAGATTTGCAAAAGGAACTAACGCATTAATGATCTCTCAAAGATCAGGAGCAGCTTTTCCATATAATGAAATGGTTCAGGAATGGAATGGTATCTGGGTACATAATTCTGAGTTTGAACCTAAACAACCACAACTAGAACCAAAACCCGTGGTCGGTGATCCACAAGGTTTACAACATGCTAATCCAGCAAGAACAGAATTTTATACTCCGATGATATTACCTAATGATGCTTTTTTAACAGATACTACAAGTAAAGTTATTGTAAACGAACCAAACCATGGTAGAGCAACAGGAGATGCTGTTAGATTTAGAAACTTAGCTAGATCTATTAATGGAGTTCTAATAGTAAATATAATGCCTTCCACTACTTTAACTGCTCAAATTAGTGCAACAGATGAAACAATAACTGTAGCAGATACTTCTGCTTTTTCATCTACAGGATATATAGTTATAAGTGAAGGTGCAGATAGTAATGAAACAATTCAGTACACAGGAAAAACAGGTACAACATTTACAGGTTGTGTAAGAGGATCATCAGCTCCAACTTATGGATTTCTTGCACTTACCACAACAGCTTCTAGTCATATTTCTGGGTCCTCGGTTAACGGATCTTTTATAATTGCAAAAATTAATGATACAACATACTCCTTTGACACAACTGTTAATAGTACTATAGTAGGCAACGGAGGAGGTTTTCCAGTTTTTGCAGGACCTGTAAATAATAGAGGATAATTATGAGTGGAATTTCTAAATATACATATTCAACATTAACAACAGCTATAAGAGATTATACAGAAGTAGGTGCTACTGTTTTAACTCAAACTATTATAGATGGTTTTATTATGGCAGCAGAGAATAGAATTTTTTATGAAATACCTATGGACTCTGATAGACGCCAACAATCTACAACTATGGTTACAGGACAACAAACTCTTAACTGTCCAGATGGTGCTTTATTTACTAGAGGAATACAAGTTTACACAGCTACGAATGGAGCTATTACAGGAGCTAATACTTGGTTAGAAAAAAGAGATCAAACTTTTTTAAACGAATATATTTCTAATAACACAACTACAGGAATTCCTAAATACTATGCTCAATTTGGGGGAGCCTCAGCTGCTGGAACAGGAACGTCAGGTCATTTTATGTTTGCTCCCGTACCTAGTGCTACTTTTTCAGTTCAAATACATTTTAACAAAATGCCTGTTGGTTTAGGATCAGGAGGAGATGGTAATTCAGATACCTATATAAGTACTTATTTTTCACAAGGTCTATTATATGCTTGTTTAACAGAGGCTTTTGCATTTTTAAAAGGTCCGACAGATATGTTGACACTATATGAAAATAAGTATAAACAAGAAATTGAAAAGTTTGCAGCATTGCAACTTGGAAGAAGAAGAAGAGATGATTACACGGATGGCACAGTAAGAATCCAAGTTCCTTCTCCTTCACAATAAGGATATAAAATATTATGACAATAACATCAGCAATAGCCAATTCATTTAAAGTAGAAATTTTACAAGGTGGCCATAATTTTAATGATGGCAGTGGAGCTCCTACAGGTAACGCTTTTAAAATTGCTTTATTTTCAAGTGACTCAGCATCTTTAAGTAAAGCAACAACTGCATATGCAGCACCTTCAAATGTAAACGCAGTACCAACTTCAACACTTGAAGTTAGTGTAAAAACTACTAATAATGGTTCAACTAATACTGGTTACACTGCAGCCGGAGTTGCTTTAACAGCAAGTGCCGATCCAGTACTATCTGGTGACACGGCTTGTGTAAAATTTCAAGATGTTAGTATTACTTCAGCTACATTCACAGCAAGAGGTTGTTTAATTTATAATTCAACAGCAGTTACAGGATTCACAACTAACAGGGCGGTTTGTGCTGTAAACTTTGGTGCTGATAAAACTGTAACAAGCGGAACTTTCACAGTTCAATTTCCAGCTCAGACTGCAGGAAACGCAATCGTTCAAATAGCTTAGGAGGGTTACCATGCCCGATGTATCTTCAGGATGGGGTCGACTTACCTGGGGTCAAGCTAATTGGAATTCAGCTACAACATTTTCTCAAGGATGGGGAGCAAAAGCTTTTGGTGAAGATGAATGGGGCGATCTTTCTGGTTCAAGTATTTTACTTACAGGTTTATCCGCACAAACATCTCTTGGTGAATTAAATTTAGAAATAAGACCAGGATGGGGTACTTTATCTTGGGGTCAAAATGGTTGGGGTTCTATTGAAGAAGCAATCGAAACTTTACCCGAACTTTCATTATCAGCAAATTTAGGATCATTAACTGTATCCGATCAAGTAATGGGCTTAACAGGTTTATCAGCCACAGGTGCTGTTGGTTCTCTTACTGCTAGCGGAAGTCTTTCACTTACATTATCAGCTTTAAGTACACAATCAAGTCTTGGACTTTTAGCAACAGATGATCATTCTGTAGGTTTATCGGGACTATCAGCAACAAGTGCTATTGGAGCTCTTGTTTCTTTAGCAGAAACTAAAACAACTTTATCTGGTCTATCTAGTTCAATAGGTGTTGGAGAAATTATAATAACTTCTGCTCCATTAGTTGCTTTAACAGGTGTTGCAGCAACATCTGCTGTGGGAAGTATTTCACCAGCAGGTCAAGTAATGGGATTAACTGGCTTATCTTCTTCTTCTGCAATTGGTTCATTAACAACAGGACAGGTATCTATTGCTAGTTTAGTGGGATTAGGTTTATCTTTAACAGCTGAAGTAGGTATAGTATTTACTCAATTCTATGCAGATGTTGCAACTGGAACAAATAAAACGTATACTAATGTTGCAACTGGAACAAATAAAACGTATACTAATGTTGCAACTGGAACAAATAAAACGTATACAGACGTTAGTACGTAATAATTTAGGAGATAAAATTTAATATGGCATCAACTTTTACAAATCTTGGCGTAGAGCTAATGGCAACCGGCGAAAACGCTGGTACTTGGGGAACAAAAACAAACGCTAACTTAAACCTTGCAGAACAATTACTGGGTGGGTTTAAAATACAAACTTTAAATGCAGCAGGCGCAGGAGCTAACACTACTGCACTAGCTATAGCAGATGGTGCTTTAACAGGTGCAGCTCAAAATAGAGTTATTATTTTAGGAGCAGTATCACCGCAAGCAATTACAGGGAACAAAGTTGTAACAGTTCCTCTTCTTACAGAAACTTTTTACATTATAAAAAATAGCACATCGGGTGCTTATACAGTTCAACTAAAAGCAGCATCTGGTTCAGGTGCAACAGTAACTTGGTCTGCTACAGAAAAAGACTATAAACTTGTTTATGTAGATGGTGTTGCAACAAACACTGGTGTTTAT